GATACTGGATCATTTTTTTCATCTTCTTGTAATTCTTTAGGCAAAGCAGGATCAAAAGAGACATTTTCTACAACACCCTCTGGAAGTTCTGTTGGATCAACAGTTAGTGGAAATGCATTTTTTGCAAATAGTACATCTACAATTTGACCATATGCTGCAAGTGTTTTAGTTTTAGTTACCTTAATAAATACACGAGATTTTTCAGCTTCAGTAAATTGTACATCAGGTCCATATATACCCCGATAATTTCTATATGCTTTTAACCAACGTTGTTCATCTTGTCTACGATATTCTTCTGCACGATTATACCGTTCCATAATAAATGGAATTATTTTAGATGTGTCTGCATCTTCTTCTACTGAATTATCTGTATCTTCAAGAACTACTGCATCGTCTTCAATAAATACTTCGTTATCTTCTGCCATTTATTTTTCCTTAATAACCAAATGTTGTATCTGCTACTTGCATACCCATTGATGTAGTTCCATATGGGTCATAATCAAATATACTAAATCTTGGTCTTGACATTATACCATATCTTAACGCATCATACAAGTGGTCTTCTGCATGGGTATCTACGTCTTCTGGATTTTTTTTATCCAAAGGTATTGCAGGTAATTGTGATATTGTTTCTACACATGTATTAAAAAATACTAATCTGGGATTTTCTGTAAATTCATCTATTTGTAAACGTCTGTGTATTTCATTTTTACCTGCAACACGAGAACCTTTTGATCTATCTGAAGGACGCCATCTACATCCTCTAGTTATCATTTGCTCCGCAAGGCTTGGACCTGTATCGCCACGTTTATGCCATAAAGAGCTATCCAATACTCCATATTTAATATTTCCGTCCTGTGCTTCTAGATCAAGAACCATATCAGCTAAATCTGTAGCTAATACTTTACTAACATATAGTTCTCTATATATTATAATTTGTTCGTCAGGTGCAACAGCAAACCACAAAACAGCACTATAAGAACCATATCCATAATCACATGCTCTAAACTTAACCCAGTTATTTGGTATTTTAAATGGTTCTACTACATGTATATTTCTATCAAACTCTGTAAAAGCTGCACCTTCTTTTATATCCCAGTCACCCTCTAATAGTTGTCTACGTTGTTGTTCTGGCAGTGACAATAGCATTGCTTCGTAGTCACCTTGTGTAGCCAAGTATGGGTTGTCAGATAGTCGTGCAGGTATAAACCTACGTTTAAATAACGCCTTACCTGCTTTCTCGTGACCTGCAGGATATTTAAGAACCTCTCCTGTTTCTAAGTCTCGTGCTTCAAATGCTTTACCTGCAGGTGCAGGATCAATAAACATTTTCTTTACCCAGTGATGTCCTCTACCTCCTGGGTTAGTGGTAGCTCTCATATATACTGGCAAATCGGGTGCAGTGGACCGTAGACGAGAGCGCATGTAGTTCCATGCAAATGGTGAGGGCCATTGTGTCAACTCGTCAAAGCCTATCCAACTAAACGCTAGACCTTGGTAACGCAGGACGTCATCTTCCCTGTCTAGGTAGGACATCCACAACCTCGCTCCAGAGGGCGCAGTCCACTGCATCTTTCGTTCAGACCACTTAATACCTTTCCAAATTTTAGGGTACATTTCCTGTGATTTAAATATAAGTTCCCTAAGTTCTTCTGTGGTATGCCGTAGTAGTAGCCCTGAAAATTCAGGATGACCCATATACCTTAAAGGGTCTGCCAACATAGCATAGCTTTTGCCACCACCTGCAGAACCGCCATATAAAACTTCTCTTTCACCTGCAGCTAGAAAGTCTGTCTGTGGACCTTCGTTAGGTTTGAAAATAACGTTGTGTTGTTCCTCAACAGGAATCTCCTCAACGATACTAACTGGCTTTGGGGTAGCTTTCTTCTTCGTAGGCTTTTGCACCGATGCGTTTGTTTTCAATTTCTTCCGCTTTGGCGATTGCCTTTTTCGCATAGTCTGCCCATCTGCGTAGGCTTCCAACTTTGTTTTTTCTTCTTCGTTCATTGTCCAACCGTTTCTTAAGTCCTACGTGAGATATAGATCGACCTGTATTTCTAGATAGCCAGTTTGCTACCTCACGATATGAATATTGTTTTAGATACCTTTTTGCCTCTTCAAGCATGTCAAGTTCATTTTCAACAGGTTGAAGTATATCGGGGTCATCCTTATCTAGTTCATATCCGAATGGTATTGTTCTTGATATGCGTGGAATAGCAATCCATTCGTTGTCTTCTTTTATGTCGGTTGGTTGGGGTAACTTCCACTTTTGTAGAGGTTTAGTCATCATTATCCATTTGTTTAGGTGGCATTAACATTACACCACCCTTTGCTTCTACTTGCATCTTTTCTGTTTTAACTAGACCTGTGCGATCAAGTAGTTCTTTGGCAGCTTGCATCTTGTCACGAATACCTAACTCAGTAGGATCGTACAATGCACCCACCATAGACATTGCAGCTTTAGGTGCATTACGTGCCATATAAGTCTGCGTTGCGTCTAGTATTTCTTCTTTAAGTGACTTCACTACTTCAGCAGATGATGTAGCGTCAGAGTACCCTGCAAGTTTCTTTGCAGTTACAATATCTCCACCTGCCTCGTCAAACAGTACAGCTAATAGCTTCTGTTGTTTTTCTGTTAGTGCTCGTGTCATAGTTTTTGTCTTCCAAATAATAATAGTACAAAGTTAAATATACCTCTGCCCATTTCTGTAGGTGTTGGTAATAACCATCCTAGTAATAACAAGATCATTACCCAAGGTGGTATGTTTTGAATGTTTAGTTTTTCAACCATACCTGTTTCTACTTCTTTTAAAACTTCTGTAGTTATTACATCTCTACCTGCTGTAGTTTCTTCTGTTTGTTCTACGCTTACAGCAGCCTGTCTATTCTCTGCACCTATTTGTGCATTAGAATTTACTGTAGGACCGTCTGATCCTCCTAGCGGTAGCAGAGTACTCAAACCACAGCCAGATAAAAATAGAACGAGTATTAACCATCTCACTATATCACTCCTGTTTATCTGCTTTATTAAAGCAATCAAACTGCAAACCTAAGTATTCATTTTCTTCATACTTTTCCCAGTTTGCTTTCTGAGCAATTATCTGACATTGTTGCTCAGTAAATAATTCTTGCATAATATACTGATTACCTGTGTATACCCACTCTTCACCAGTGTTACCCCACATGCTTATTACTAATACAAACTCTTTCATTTTTTATGTTTCTTTCTTAAATCTGCTTTTGCCTGTTTAAATAAATTAGCTATTGCAGTTTTACCCATAACTTTAGCACGTTGTTCTGCCACTGTCAAGATTTGTATTTTTCTAGCATAGGGTTTACTTATTCTTTTTACTTTAGCTATAGTAGCTTTTGCGTCAGCTATAGTAGCAAATTTTATAGATACAGTATCTTTAGGATTTTCGTCTGTATACAGTCTACGACCAGACCCTTTAGGTTTTTTACCTGTTCCTACTTTAGGGTCTTTTTGTTTTGCCATTACATTAACTCAAAGTGTGGTGCA